GAACAGGTGGTCATGACGGTCGAGGTGGCTTTGCGGCGCCAACGCCACCAGCTGCAATATTACACCGAGGGCAATGTCCCCGAGGCGCTGATCGGCGTGCCTGAGACCTGGACGCCCGATCAGATCTCCCAGTTCCAGGACTATTGGGATGCCTTGCTGGCCGGCGACACTGCCCATCGCCGCCACGCCAAGTTCGTGCCCGGCCAGATTGCCAAGGGTTACGTTCCCACCAAAGAGGCAGCCCTCAAGGACGAATACGACGAGTGGCTGGCCAGGATGATCTGCTACGCTTTCAGTCTGTCGCCCCAGGCCTTCGTCAAGCAGATGAACCGCTCGACGGCGGAAAACGCCCAGGAACAGGCGCTGCAGGAAGGTCTGGCGCCCCTCATGGAGTGGGTGAAGTCGGTGATCGACAGGGTGCTGTGGAGGGTAATGGACTGCTGGGATCTGGAATTCTCCTGGGTCGAGGAACAGGAGCAGGACCCGCTGACCCAAGCCCAGGTCAATCAGATCTATCTGACCGCAGGCGTGTTCACGCGAAACCAGGTGCTGGACACCCTGGGAATGCCTCCGGTCAAAGGCGGCGAGGTCAATCTTATTCAAACCACCACCGGACTGGTGCGACTGGAAGATGCTGTGAAGCCGCCGGAACCGCCAGCGCCTGCGCCACCCCAATTTGGTCATAACGGTGGGCCGCCGATGGGCGAGGATGAGAATGCCGAGGAGAACGCCGACAAAGACAAGGGCGAGACGCGCTCAAAGACCTTTGAAAAACTGTTGAAGATCGCCGTCATCCCAGCCAAGCCGGTCGATCATGATCGCCCAGCCTGCCGTCATGCCGAGGCGGAGTTGCTCTCTATCTGGTCGAAGATCCTGGGCGATGAGCGCCAGCGCATCGTCTCTGCCCTGCGCGACCGCTTGGCCAAGGCCGATGGCGACGAGACGCCGGCGTCACCCGCAGATATAGCCACCGTTGGCCAGATGCTGGACGCCATGGCCTACGACCAGGCATTGACCCAGACGTGCACCGTCATCACTGACCTGGCCAAGGACGGTATCGGAGCCGGCTTTGTCTCGCTGGGAATCGACCTATCGGACGCCACCCACCTAGCCAATCCCCGCGCCGTTGCCTGGGCCCAGGATCATGCCGCCGAGCTGGTCAAAGGCGTGAGCGACACCACCAAGGGGGCTTTGAACAGCCTGATCGTTAAGGCCGAGGATGAGGGCTGGAGCGTTCAGCGTCTCGCCAGCGAGATCGAGAGTTCCTATGCCTTCTCGGCCGAGCGCTCCCAACTGATTGCCCATATGGAGATGCGCAACGCCGACGCCGCCGGCAACCTGATCGCCTGGAAGGCGGCCAAGTCCACTCTCGGTCTGAAGGTGCGCAAGCGTTGGATCGAGCGTGGCAATAACGTCTGTGACGCCTGCCTGGAGAACGTTCGCGCCGGCGCCATTGACATCGATGAGGAGTTTCCTTCTGGCGACGAGGTTTCCCCCGCCCATCCTCATTGCGAGTGCGACACCCAGGCCGAACGCGAAAAGAACGATGCCGAAGGGGGCGGTGGGGGTTAATACCGATCCTCGGTTTTTACGCGCAGGAGCCCCCTGTCACCCATGGGGGCTCCGGATGGACCTGAAAATCATTTAACGCCGAATTCAACGCCCCCAGCCCCAAGGAGGGGGTATCGGCGAAGGGTTCTTGCCTGATGGCCCCCACGGTGACACAGTGGGGCCATTCCACACATCCCCGGAACGACCAAGCACAGGCGGACATCTGTCCGCTTATGCCCCCCTTTTCCCCTGCCTAATCTCCTCGTCATCGCGTTGGGAAGCCATGCCCACATCGACCATGACGAGGATCTCCATGCCCGGACAGATGTTCATTCCCCTGCTGAAGGTCGACGCCGCCCGGCGCCTGGTCTACGGCTCCATCGACGAAACCCCCGACCGCGCCGCCGAGGTGTTCGACTACGCCAGCTCCAAGCCGCAGTTCCAGAAATGGTCCAGCGATATCTCCAAGGCCAGCGGTGGCAAGAGCTTCGGCAATGTGCGGGCCATGCACGGCAACGTCGCCGCCGGCCTGCTGAAATCCATCCATTTCGACGATGCCGCCAAGCGCATCGACTTCGAGGCTCATATCGTCGACGACGGCGAGTGGGAGAAGTGCCAGACCGGCGTCTATACCGGCTTCTCGCCCGGCGGCAGCTACGTCAAGCGCTGGAAGGATGGCGACTTGACCCGCTATACCGCCAAGCCCTCCGAGATCTCCATCGTCGATCTGCCCTGCATCCCCTCGGCTGGCTTTACCCTGGTGAAGGCCGACGGCATCGAGGAGCAAGTTCTGTTCAAGGGCGGCTCCAACCTTTCGGCGGCTGATGCCGACCGCGCCCAGGCCATCCATGACCATGCCGTTTCCATGGGCGCCTGCTGCTCTGGTGACGGCGCCGACAAGGCGGCTCCCACCGGCGATCTGGCCAAGATGGCCGGTGACCTGGCTAAGGCCGAGGCCCTGCATCAGATCGCCGTCAACGATCTGGCCAAGATGACTGGCGCGCGCGACGGTCTGATGAAGCGCGTTTCCGAGCTGGAGAAGCTGGCCGCCCCCTCGAAGGTGCTGCGTTCCTTCTCCAAAGGTGACGAGTTGACCCAGCAGGACGAGGCCGTTGGCGATACCGACTCCGGCACCTTCGATGAACGTCTTGCCGCAATCGAAAAGATGGCAGCCGGTCCCGACAAAGTCGCCGCCCTGCGCAAGCTCGCCGCCGATGAGCGCGACGATGCTCTCAATGACATGACCCGGAGCTGATCCATGTCCCTCAATGATCCCAAGAAGTCCCTGCGTCTGATTAAAACTGCCTTTGGCAGCCCCGAGCAGCTGCACCCGGAACTGACCAAGGCTTTTACCCAGAGCGGCACCCCGACCGCCGGATTGACCGCCTATGATCTGCAGCCCGGTGCTCTGCATCTCTATCCGGTCGATACGCCGCTGCGCAACCGCACCCCCCGCGTCGGCACCGGCATCGGCACCCAGGCTAATTGGAAGGCTATCACCGGCATCAACGTCAACAACGTCTCCGCTGGCCTCGGCCAGGGCAACCGAGGCGGCGTCATGGCCACCAGTTCTCAGGACTATATGGCAGCCTATCGCGGTCTGGGGTTGGACGATTATGTGACCTTCGAGGCTGATTACGCCGCCCAGGGCTTCGACGATGTCAAAGCCCTGGCGGTACAGGGTCTGCTGCGTTCGCTGATGATTGGCGAAGAGAAGGTCATCCTCGGCGGTAACACCTCCCTGCCGCTGGGCACCACTCCGACGCCGAGCCTTTCGACCAGCACCGCTGGGGGAGCGCTGGCGGCACAGACCTGGTCGGTGATCTGCGCCGCCCTGACCCTGGACGGCTATCTCGGTACCACGGTGACCAGCGGCATCAATGGTCAGATCATCCGCACCAATGCCGATGGTTCGCAGGATACCTATGGTGGTGGATCGGCCAAGAAGTCGGCTAATGCCACCATCGCCACCACTGGTACCACGTCGCAGATCGCCGGTATCGTCGCTCCGGTGTCTGGCGCCGTCGCCTATGCCTGGTTCTGGGGCGCAGCTGGCGCCGAGATTCTGGGCGCTATCACCACCATCAACAGCGTGGCCATCACTGCCGCCGCCTCAGGAACTCAGCTGGCCTCGGCGCTGACGGCTACCGACAGCTCCACCAACGGCCTGGTCTTCGACGGTCTGCTGACCCAAGTGGTCAAGGGCGGCGGCTATTACGCGGCCCAGCCCACCGGCGCTGCCGGCGTCGGCACCCCCCTCACTGCGGATGGCACCGGCGGCATCGTCGAACTTGATGCCGCCCTGAAATGGTTCTGGGACTACTACCGGCTGTCACCCACGACCATCTGGGTCAGCTCGCAGGAACAGCTGAACATTACCCACAAGGTGCTGAACAGCCAGAATAACGGTGCCCAGCGTTTCGTCATCAATCCCCAGCAGGGCGCGATAGCCGGCGGTGATCTGGTCACCAGCTATCTGAACAAGTTCAGCATGCAGGGTGCGAAGTCTATCCCCATCCTCCTGCATCCCAATCTTCCGGCCGGCACCATCCTGTTCGATACCGACGAGATTCCCTATCCGCTGTCGGGTATCGGCAACGTCAAGCAGATCAAATGCCGGCGCGACTATTACCAGATCGAATGGCCTCTGGTGTCGCGCAAGTATCAGTACGGCGTCTATTTCGATGGCGTGCTGCAGAACTACTTCCCGCCGGCCTTCGGCATTATCACCAACATCGCCAACGGCTAAGGGGGAGACGCGCCATGAAACTCGTCGCTCCCGTCACCTTCGGCAGCTTCTCCCACGAGGGAAAGTCCTTTTCCCCTGACAAGGAGGGCTTCGTCGATGTGCCCGATCATCTGGTTGAACTGGCCAAAAGCCACGGCCTGACCCTCCCGGCCCATCTGGCCCCGGCCATCACGCCGGAAGTCGAAGAGGATCTGCGGTCCCAGTTGAACGCCGCCCTGGCCGACAACAAGGCGTTGTTGGACACCGCTTCCATTCAGGAAAAGCATATCGGCGAACTGGAGGCGCAACTCGCTCTCGTCCAGCAGGCTGCCCATGCTGCTCAGGATGATAGCAACGTTCTGAAGGGCAGTGTCGCCGCCCAGGAGCTGCGTATCGCCGAGCTGGAACAGCAGCTGGCTGCTTCCCAGCAGGCCGATGACGACGACACCTCGGTGGTGGTCGAAGACGTCAACGCCATGACCGTAAGGGAGCTTCGCGCTTACCTGACCGGCAAGGGCGTGGCCATTCCGGCCGGGGCCAACAAGGACGCTCTGCGCGTCCTGGCCCAGCCGGCCCAGCAGGCTTAAGGAGCAACTATGGCCGCCGGTGATCTGACCACGCTCGACAATGTCCACGGCTGGCTGGGGCTCGACTCCAGCCAGACCGAGGATGACGTCCTGCTTACCCGTCTGATCTCGGCGGCCAGCGGCTTCATGCAGACCTGCTGCAATCGCCAGTTCGCCCTGCAGAGCTATGCCGAAACCCGCGACGGTAACGGCACGGTGCGCCTGTTCCTGAAACAATATCCGATTGCCGCCGTCGCCAGCCTGGTGATCTCCGGCCAGACCATCGCCGCCGGCGATCCGGTCTCCGCGCCCGGTTACTACTTCGACAGCTATTCGCTGATGCTCAACGGTTTCGCCTTCCGGCGCGGCATGGCCAATGTGGCGATCAATTACACCGCCGGCTTCGCTGCCATCCCGCTGGATCTGGAGCAGGCCTGCATCGAGCTGGTGGGCGTCAAATACAAGCGCAAGGACCACATCGACCGCGTCTCTGACGTGCTGGCCAACCAGACCACCTCTTATTCGCAGCGCGACATGCCCGCCGAGGTGGCCACCGTGCTGCAGACCTATAAGCGGGTGCTTCCGCTATGATCGATCTGCAGATCTCCACCGAGTCGGTGATGGGCCATCTGTCGGCCATGCCCGACGCCGTGCGCTCCGAGCTGGTGGCCGAGGTCACGGCCATCGCCATCGATCTGCAGGGACTGGTCCAGGATAAGCTTGCTGGCGTGGTGCTGAACGAACGCACCCACCGCCTGCACGACTCCATCCATTATGAGGTGCCCCAGTCTGATTCCCGCGTCGTCGGCATCGTCGGCACCGACGTCGAATATGCCGCCTTCTGGGAATATGGGTTTTCCGGCGAAGAGCAGATCCGCGAGCATCTGCGCAGCATGACCATGGCGTTCGGCAAGCCGGTCGAGACGCCCCGCGACATCCTGGTGCGGGCCCATACTCGCCATGTGGATCAGTCGGCCCGCAGCTATCTGCGCTCCACTCTGGCCGAGCAATCCGGCGACATCACACAGCGTCTTCAAGCCGCTGTTCAACGGGGGTTGAACGCATGAACCGCGAAGCCGCCTACGCCGCCCTATTCTCCCTGCTGTCTGGTCTCAAGACCGCTGGCACCGTCAAGATCGCCGACCGGCGCGTCAAGCTGCTCTCGCAGATGAATGGCCCCGAACTGCCGGCCCTGTTCATGGCCGTCGATCATCAAGGGATCAAGCCATCGGCGTCCAGGCCGGTGATCCGCACCTATGGCGCCAAGGTCTATCTCTACGCCGCCAACCCCGACAAGCA